ATTTGCTTATGCTTTTTCCTCAATTCTGCAGGGTACAAAAAGCGTCACCGAAGCATTTCATGATATGTGGATAAATGTGCTAAACAAAGTTATGGATAAGTTAGCTGAAATGGCTGCCTCAAAAGTATTCGGATTCATTACAGGTGGCGGTGGAGGCGGACTTCTAGGAGGTATCGGTGATTTCTTTGGTGGTATTTTCCACAACGGTGGTACAGTACCCGGCCCAATCGGGCAAGAACGCTTAATCTTAGCGCAAGCAGGCGAAACAGTATCCCCTATAGGCTCAAACACAGGCTCTAGTGGTGGAGGATACAGCACAGCTAATATAAGTGTTAACTTAGACGGAAGAACAATAGCACAAGCCGTCAAACAACCTCTAGTGGACAGTATAAGAATAAAAGGTGGTGCTAGATTCTAATGAAAGCAATTATAGGCGGAACAACTTACAACATAAAAACTAACACTTTTTCAGCAGAAGATGAAATAGAACAACGTGCCACCTGCTCATTTTCCATTGTTGATGAAAATAATGAATATACTTTTCAGAAAGGACAACCTGTTAGAGTAGAGGATGATAAAAATAACAATGAGCTAGTATTCGCAGGTTATCTTGAAACTAGCGATAAATATCCTCTCGGACACATTAACAGCTACATGCACGATATAGTCTGCATTGATATGCATTATCTAGCTGATAAGAGAAGGATAAGCTATGCAGCAAGGAATAAGTTAGCAGGAGATATAATCAAAGATATAGTTGACCAAAAACTTGTTGAGGAGGGTGTGTATTACAGTAAAGACTTAAATTTTGTTGAAACTACAACAGCAGATTTCTCAACTGGCACATTATCAAATGTAGTTGCTGAAAATGATAGTTTGAGATTAGATAAAACCGGCTCTGATGTAACTGACATTGAAACTACAACAGCAGACTTTGCAGAAGGCACTCTGACTGATGTAGTGGCAGTTAATGATGGGTTGGAGTTAGTATTTAAAAAGGTATATTTAGATGATGATTTTGAAAATGGCAATATAAATGGTTGGAATGGTGATACAGTTAATGTATTAATTGATGATACTTCAAAAGTTAATGGAACTTATTCTATAGTTTCAGATAGTTCTGATGCCATCATTTGGAACGGAGAAGATTTAGAAGAAAGTTATAACGAAATGTATTTTCATTGTGTAGATGGTGCTGGTGTGGGACAAGAAATAAAAATGCTCATTAGATATCAAGATGATAATAACTATTATGATATTAGATGGGGAGGAAATAGTGCTTTAGAATTTGCTGTTACTAATGGTGGAACTAGAACAGTTTTAACATCAAACACACAAGATATAACAGCAGGAACTACTTATATGTTTATAGTCAGTACTGATAGTGATTACTTTAATGCAAGATTGTGTGATAGCAATGGGAACGAAATTGCAGGAGTGCGAACTTATGATACAACATTTACTCATGGCTATACTGGTGTGTTTTTAAGAAATGAAGCTAATATATATGTTGATGATGTTTTTCAAAGAAATCAGGATTATGAGCCAACAGGCACTCGCCAATCACCACAACTAGACTTATCACCAATAGATACAGTAGCAAGTAGTCAGATTAGTTGGCAGGAAACACTTAACGCACAGAGTATAACTATTGAAACTAGCGTTGACGGTGGCTCAACTTGGCAGACGGCAACTAATGGTGGCTCAATACCTAATTTGCCTGCTAATCCAACTATTCTTGATGTGAGACAGGTGCTGTCAACTACTGATACAACTGTCACACCTAGATTAGAGAGTTTAGAAGTAGAGGTAGTATCAGCTTACGAAACAACTGGTTATCGCATAAGTAAGCCTTTTGACTTATCACCTGCTGTTGAAGATGGAGGTAGCACAATAACTTGGCAGGAAACTAAACCAACTAACACTTCTATCACAGTTGAAACTAGCACAGATGATGGTGCAACTTGGGATACAGCAACAAATGGACAGCCAATACCTAATTTGCCGACTGATTTACAGGGTGTAGAATTAAAGTATAAAACTACACTTAACACATCAGATACAAGTATAACACCTACTTTTGATGAAATTAATATTGATGTATTAACAGATAATGCTTCTATTGAAGACGGCACAGAAATACTTGAAACTAGAGCTAACTTTGTGCCAACAGAACAATTAATTTCATCTGTAGCAGATAAGATGAACTTTTGGTGGAAAATAGACTCTGATAAAGTGTTGCATTTCAAAAGTAGAGATAGCGAGCCTGCGGATTGGCAGTTAGAGCCACAATATATTAGAGGGCTGCCGACTGCTAAGACGGGCAATCCACTCTATCGCAATCAACAACTTGTCAAAGGCCCAATTGGTATCACAGAGGAGCAGGTTGATGTTGAGCGTGGAGATGGTGATAAAAAAGCTTTCCCTGTTAGTTTTCCAATAGCAGAGGAGCCGACTATTGAAATATCAATTAATGGTGGTGCTTGGCAGACTCAAACTGTTGGTAGAAAAGGTGTTGATGATGGTTTCCAATGGTATTGGGAGAAAGAGTCTGATATTATCACACACGATAACGCTGAAAGTAGATTAACCAGCAATGATAGAGTTAGATGTACATTTATTGGGCAGTTTAAGATTGTAGCACAAACTTATGACTCTAATCTGATAAGCAAACAAGCTGACATTGATGGCACAAGTGGAATAGTTGAGGACGCTATAACAGTTGGGAATGTTGAAGGTAGAGAAGCTGCAATTGAAATAGGCAACAGCAGGATTGAAAAATATGGAGTTGACAGCAAGCGACTTAAATTTCAGACTAGAAGAAGTGGGCTCAAAGCTGGGCAACTTATCACAGTTAACAATCTCACATCAATGGGAATTAATCAAGGTGAAAAACTACTAATAACACGCACCAACACTTTTGATGAAAATGGTCAGATATTTTATGACATCGAAGCTGTCAAAGGACCTAAGCACAAAACTTGGGAAGAATTCTTCATGGAATTAACTAAGCGTGCTGAATTAGTAGTCAGCGAAGGAATAGGCGAAAGTGAAATATTAATTATCCCTATAGACTTCAGCAAAACTTGGACATTCGCTGAAAATCCTAATATATTTAGAAAGTTGAAAGCTGACGGCACATGGCAGGCTGATGGCACATATACGCCTAATTTTGAGCCTAACGATAGAGTAACACATATAGCTTGGTTTAATGGCGATACAGAACTGGGTAGGCAAGAGAGGACACAACAGGATGTTAACACAGCTGATAGAGTTGATACACTAACTTATCTTGGTCCTAATAGTGCTAATGAAAATATAACACACTTTGGCTGGATAGGTGGATTTAGAGCAACAGAGCAAATAGGCACAGGTGTATTAATTGACAAACAACCGTATGATTTAATTAAAAAGGAAACTGAAGCACTGCAAATATCACGCTTGGATTATAGCTGGAACTATTAGAGCAAGCGTTTGCAATTACTAATGCAAGTATTTTGCAATTATTAAACAAGGAAGGTGATTAAATGGCAACTGTTAGAATACAAGATGGTGGAGCAACAAAAAGTATAACAATTGATGGCACAGAGGTTAGCCAGTATGTAACAGAATACAACGCTGATGCAACAACTGATACAACCCCAATGATACTAATGGAGGTTGATGCAGGTACAGAAATAGTATTTGAAAATGCTGAAATAAGATGGAAATTTAATTTTCCTGATGAAGTTAAAATAAGACAAGCAATGTATCAAACTTTGAAGAATGAATTTGAGGTGAGTGGTTAATGGCAGGAGCATGGGTAGAAAGTGATGATGTTTCAGCGGTAAATTTAAATGAAAAAGGTAAAGAAAATGCAATTAATGCTGTGTATCCAGTTGGCAGTATATATATAAATGCAAGTAACGGCACAAATCCTGCTACATTGCTAGGTTTTGGAACTTGGGAAAGATTTGGTGAAGGTAGAGTATTAGTCAGCCAAGATAGCACAGATGCGGATTTTGATGCAATTGGCGAAACTGGTGGAGAAAAAGAACACCAATTAACAGTTAACGAAATGCCCTCACATGATCATAATTATACAAGAGCTCTTGGTTCTGGAGGCAGTGGTGGTTTTGATTATAGTGCAAGAGGCAGCACAAGTACAGTACCTACTAGTCTAGCTGGCGGCGATTCTCCCCATAACAACCTTCAACCATACATCACAGTTTATATGTGGGTAAGAACAGCGTAAATATAAAATCGTAGTGGAAAGGTGATAAATTTGGACTTCTCAACAGAGTTTTGGTTACAAATAGGCATTAATCTAGTAACATTAGCATTTTTTGCAGGGATAGTATGGACAAAATTAAGTTATATAGAAGATAAGCAGGACAAGCACAATAGATTAATTGAACGAATGTATCATGTAGAAAACAGTGCTGATAAAGCACACGATAGGCTTGATGCATTGGAAAAATTAGCTGAGGATGAAAGAGGGTGATTGAATGTCAATCAATAATTTCCAAATAAGCAAAAACTTTAATTTGAGTGAATTTGAGTGCACTCATCCTAATCACAGACACGTTAGAGTTGATGATGAGTTAGTTGAAAAGTTGCAATTGTTGCGAGATAGACTTAATGTGCCACTTATAATTAATTCAGCTTATCGATGTCCAGAAAGAAATAAACAAGTAGGAGGTGCTGATAACAGTCAGCATTTATATGGCAAGGCAGTAGATATATCATTACACACGATACCGCTTCAAATTGATGAGATTAAGCGTATAGCAAGGCAAATAGGCTTTACAGGTGTTGGATTATATAACACATTTATTCATCTTGATGTGAGACACAGGCAGGCAGATTGGGATAACAGGACATGATGTGGATTAAAAAACATTTCAATGATTGGTTAGCATTTTTTGAAAGCAATAAAATACAGGAAGCATTAACATTTTTAATTTATATAACTATATTATTAATATTTAATGTTATTCCTGTTGAAACTTTTGAAATGCTGGCGGTGGTAATTATCGGTGGTGATGCTGTGAAAAAGTTGGGAAAATGAATGGGCTGTCTATAAGCAGAGGTGATGACCTAACCCCAGAACAGCCTACAATTGATGAAAATATTGCAAAGGCTAATGAGATGTTGGATAAGTATGGTGATGAGTTGGATAGGGATGAAATACCAATGTGGTTGACAAATATTATTATAAGCATATTTCAAAAAGGAGATGAAAATTTTATGAATGAAATTATTTTACAGGTGGTTAAGACTATTATTGAGGACACAGACATTGATGATAAATTTTGGGTAAGAATCGCTGATGAGGTTAAAAAGCAAATACCAGGTGAAGAATTTGAGCCTGTGATTGGAACAATATTAGAACAATTAGGAAAAGAACTGCAAAGCAAAAATGAACAAAAATAAATAGTTATCCCTCCTCCCTACTGGTTAATAGCTGGTAGGGATTTTTATTTTTATTTACATATTTACTTGACAAGTGTAATATTATCATATATAATGGTGGTACAAGATAACGAAAGGGGCTAGATAAAATGATTAAAATTAATAATTATTCAGCAGTTGCTAAAGACTTAAGATATTTTACAAAGGTGCAAGAAAGTAAAGAAACGGTAGATGGATCACACTTAATTAAAGTTAACGATAAGTGGTATATGTTAAGCGACAATGGTGGCGAAACTAATGTAAGCTTAATGAATGGTAAAAGTATTTCAATTCCACACACTCATTTTAATTTTAATGTTACACCAATGGTTTTAGCATACAGAATAGCAACATATCTAAATGAAGGTTGGTCAGCAATTAACTGGGATATTAACAATAAAGATATAGAAAACATTTTGGCTAAATATAAAAGTGTAGATGCTATCAATTATAAATTAAAGGAGGTGATGTAATGTTTCAGATTAACATAACTTTACCAAATGACTTAGTTAAGCGATTAGAGGATTATGTAGATGAGAAGAATATTAGCAGAAATAAATTAGTTGCTGAATTATTAGAAAAAGAATTATATAGAAA